ACCACCTATTACAACTATTTCACAACCCTGTGATCTATACTTATTATGTATACTATCAATTACTAGAGGAGATAGAGTGCGTTGAGCGTCTGTGCTGTCCCACTGTGCAGTCACAAACTTCTTTGGCAATTGTAAATCCTTTGAACAATCTTCGGCCTCTAAAAGAATCTCATTACTCAACACCTTTGATGCATCAAATGCAAATGGCATCTCGTAATCATTAGGATGCATTTTAAAACAATCGCTGTAATAATATGTCTCAGCATCTATACCTTTGTTTGCTAGATATTTTATCCACTCATCTTCTGGTAAGTTTTCCACTTCATGCGGTTGTACGTATAGAGTATCCTTTGGGAACAGGTCAATAATTTCAGGCCACGACTTCTTCTTTTTATCTGATTTTACGCCACCAGCTACACTCCATTTATCATCAGTCAGATGGATAGTAACAGGAGAATTGTGTGATAGTCCGTATTGATATGCTAGATATACACTGTGCACTCTGTCACCTAATCCAGGAGCAGTGTATGGCCTGATACCAGCCCTCATGCTACGTGATCTTAGTGCCAAATGTTTCAATGACTTTTCCTTTCAGTCAATTCACTATCATAAAATACATCAATTCTTTTTTTAGTTTCATGCCGCAGATCATTAAGTATTGTAATGAGATATGCCACATCACTCTCTTCGCTACTATATCTCTCAACACCTTTACGTTTACGATCTTCTAAGTCCCATAGCTGAAGATTAATTGCCTTCATGATACTGAGAAAATAAAAATAATTAGAGTCATGAAGGTCTTCATATTGCTCTATCTCTAGTTCTACATCTAAACCTTTCTCTTGTTTAATGACAAGAATACTATGCCTATCAATATAATCACCGACACTTACATTAATTGCTACTTTCATCTTCTTTCTATATCGCTCTCTTCACATAAATTACCATATTGTATTTCTACAATATGCGCTAGTTGATTACCAATATTTGTTGTCTTATGCCATGAATTTTTAGGAATTATAAAAGTGCTGTGTGGTCCAATTTCTCTTGTTCTTTTTATGCCATTTGGTAATTCTAATTGTATCTTGATTTTACCTTCAAGTACATACCAATGTTCACTTCTATGTGTGTGTTTTTGATCACTTAAACTGCAACCTGGATTAATAACCAACTCTTTTACCTTTTGACCTATACGAGGCTGCTTGTCATCGAGCACTCGCCAATAACCCCAGTCACGTTCAGTCTTTTGAGTTTTCCATTTATCTAGAATCCAACTAGATGAGTTTTTCTTATCGTCACCACCAACACCAAAGGCAAATTCTACGCTTGGGTGATTACTGTATTTTTCATACTCAGGTGTTGTGGTGTTATTACGATCACCACCGTTTGCAAATATAACATCGGATGAAGTAGTCTTTAGTATAAACTCAATAGCATCACATGCAGTATTGTCATCATCATTAAATGGAATTATTCTATCGACCATATCTAATGAACCAGTGATCATATATCTTTCATTATAGGGAAGAAAGGCTGCACCCTTTTTACGTTCTAACCATGCATCAGAATTTATACCAACAAATAATTTATCACCAAGTTTTTTGGCCTCTCTTAAATAAGAGATATGTCCACTGTGAATAGGATCAAATCCACCTGTAACTAATACAATTCTCATTTTACAATATTCATTAACTCTTCTACGTTTTCACCTCTATTCGGGAGCTTATCTTTCAAAAAGAAGTGAACGAAGTTACATTCTTTAATTTTATTGTTTGCCGTATAAAGTCCGTTCCATTTCCAATGGAGGTTCTTGACTTTCATCTTTTCTTCCTTGACCCATACATTCAACAATGTCTGGTCTGTGGACCACTTCCATGCACCCATGCCGTCAATAAAGGGTTTAAATTCTGGACGAGATAGGAATTGTTTTGGCGTCTCACCTCGTAAATATTTTTCAATAGATTTATTGAGAACCATAATACCCATGTTATAAAAGTTTGCACCTGCAGGATGTTTCCAATCAAACAAAGGACGAAGTGAATTCATTCCATATTGCATACGAGTATAGTTAGCTAGCTTTTGGACATACCATTGCGGAATAGGCATTTCGCGTTCTAGAACACCAGCAAAATCTGCTGTACCAGCATCGTCAAAAATAGATTCATTACACTCAGGTCTAATCCATACATCTGCATCTATGATTGCTACTTTGTCATATGATTTCAGATACGTAAAGGCATTTTCTTTTTCATAAATTGGTAGGAAACCACCATACTTCTCATATGACTCTTTACTACGATTTGTCACAAATGGATCTGGACGAATCATAAGAATAGGTGTTCGTTGGACTTCGTATGAAGCACCGATTCGTTTTGCATATTCTTTTACGGATTGTGTGCAAGCATCGTAAAGCTTAGAGCGCTTTCCGGTGTACACCTGATAGATTAAAGTTTTCATCATAATACTCAATTATGTAATTTGCTATTTGCTTCGCCTCATTGAAATCATTTCGAAATCGATTAGACTTATGGCCGTTCTTTCTGAACCACCTAAGATTATCTATATCACTATTCAGACTTGATAAGTTAAATGAATTAGTACGGATTATCTCTTCGTACCTAGATCGTAATGCTAGTGCATGGAAAAAATCATCCTTGGAGCTGTTGAGGCTCGTATTCTTCATAATCATGTTCATCATCATACATTACTTCATTCAACGTTCGTTTAGAGTCAAAATCTTGGACCTCTCGGATTCGTAAATCCTTTGCTAAAGATTGACTTTTGTGTTTACCACGTTTTTTATTGCGGGGGTCGAATCTAGAATATTTTGCCATATACCTTTCCTAATAACCTAGCATTTCTTTCGTCATTATATAATCTCGGACAAAGTCAGATCTTACGATATCCTCCCATCCGAAATTGATTATCGTAAAGTTTCTCAACTGTTCTACAATTTGTAAGAACTTTACAATTCCTTGTTTATCGTCATCAAATTTAAAATCACTTTGTTTGTAATCACCACAAAAAATAATTTTACTATGTCTGCCTACACGTGTTATAACTGAATCTAACTCATGGAAGTTTAAATTTTGCATTTCGTCAACTACTATTATCGTATTGTCGAATGTTTGACCTCTTATAAAAGATGTAGACTCAAACTGTATTTGGCCGGCTGTTACCATCTTGTTATATGACGTCTTATCCCCAAAAAGCTCATGACATATAGATTTATATGGAGTAGTAAAAGCCTCTTCCTTCGCTTCTTTATCTCCTGGCAAGAACCCCATTTCTCTTGTGGGAACCATTGATCTTACAATGACAACCTTTTCCCACTCTGTTTCTTTATCTAGTACGTCCTCTAATGCAAGATATAAAGCCATGAAAGTTTTACCAGTACCTGCTGTTCCAGTCAGTACTATATTATCACCCTCATCCCATGCTTTATATGCTATTTCCTGATTTTTTGTTAATGGATCAAATTGAAGTAAATCGTCCAGTCTAACCGACATTGAATTATTAACAGACTTTTGTCTTTTCATTATGTTTGAATCTTACTATGTCTTCCAGATTGTTTATCTATTTTCTTAAGAAAGCTATTCCATTCAGAACCTGCCTGTCGTCTTGCAACATCACCTTGTCCTGAAATAAATTTAGCTGTAGAGAGTTTTTGCTTCCATTCACCAGACGATAGAAGCTCATCTCTTTGGGCGAATGAGAGTACCATTTCCTTCTCTTCACCTGTTTCTATATTAATCATTGTGTATGATGGCATTTTATGTGTGGGGGCCGAAGCCCCCTTATCCTTTCTCTATGCAGCTGTTTCCAACGTTGATTTTAAGAATTCGCGTTTTCGTTTTAATTTAGATAATAGGTCCGTATTATTTTTCATTTTAACCCTTTCTATATAATTATTCAGTTCTAACAAATCGTTCTTTAATCTATCAACTTGGATTTTACTCATTTGTTCTCCCTTAGTTATTTGAGTATTAAATCTGGAAATGCCTCCTGTGTAAGTTTCTTTGTAATTCCTTTGATTGGCATTTTTTTATTAATCATACCAACAAGAAGCTCTGCATCTCGAGGGTGCACAGTCTCGAGAATATCTAAAAACATTTTTTCTCTCTTAATGTTTAACATCTCACGGCCACGCCCGCCTTTTGCAAAATAGGCTAGCTTTTTATTGTGTTGTGACCACTCTGATGGGTGAGAGTTATTTGGAGCAGGTTCGTATGGCACTGGTCCTGTAGGCAATTCCCATTGAATTGCATCATCAAAGGTACCACGTAAAATATCTTTAAGTGCCCAATTATTATTTTGTTCTTGGAGAATTTTAATTTTGTCAGAGCGCGTTTTAGCCTTGACAACTTTATCTAGCACTTCATGTGCTCTCATTGTAATTTTATTAACCATTCAAATGAAGTCCTTTACGTCTTCTAATAATCTACGACAGCGCTTATCAACTAGATATTGAAAAACCTTGTTTCTGTTTTCCCATTTATCTTGGCTGTTAAACGTATTTATAATTTCTTGTTTTAGGTCGGATGGTGTTGATTCAAGATCAATTAACTTTCTGTTACGCTGAATGTTACGAAGAACATCCTGGCCCTGTGAGGTAGGATCTTCCATAAGCGCTTCCATTACAGGTTTACGTAATGGAGTTTGCCGTTCCCCGTCTACGAACACGTTATCTCCTGATAAAACGTTTGGTACACCATCTGATGTATCACCCTTTAATATCAACTCAAGCAACTGTTTTCTTGGATGCTCTACTTTTATATATTTCTTTGTCATCGGAGAAAACTGTGACACATTGTTATATTTTTGCAATTGTGCAAAATCTTTATCGGCTGAAACAATCATAACATCATCATGGTTACCAAACTCCTGTGTATCCTCTACTAATGCAGCGATTACATCATCAGCCTCACAACCATCGATTTTAATTGTCTTATAGGGAAAGTACTCACCTAGCTCTTCCCATACCATATTAATAATACGGAAGATTTCATTCCAATCCATCTTGGAGTCTTTACGGCCTTTCTTACGCGCCGCCTTATATTGTGGAAATGCTTTGTACCGCCAGTTATTACCTGCATCGCCTGCAATGACAACCTCACCAAATTTATCTTTGAACTTGGTTCTATACATACGTATGGAGTTCAAAATCATATGGCGAATCAGATTCTCATCAATATCCAATTTCTGTGTAACAATGTTAGAAATCGCGATACCATTATAGTCAATAATAATCATAGTAAATCCTATATACTGTCCCTGGCGTAAAGCACTTAATTATTATACACAATATTTCAGGGGTTGTAAACACTTATTTTAGATGTCGTGAATGTATTTTGCATCCAATAAATTCATTATAGTATTCATCACTTAAAAGCACATCTCTTTCGAATTGCTCTTTAGCTTCATAGTAAGAGCACTCTCCTTTTGATTTGCATAAATGTAGTATTTCTCTATGGAAGGCTGTACTACCCTTAGATTCTACAAGGGTTTGTACCTCCTTACTTGAACCAAAATACGTGCGCCAGTCGGACTCTACGCGCGTCCTGACACGTCTTTTTCTTGTCTTTGTAATGGGGAGGGTTTTTGGTTTCCAGAAAAACTTTTTACCGATATATTTTTTGCCGGTCTCTTTTTCTGTTATAATGTAGACAAACCCCTGATATTCCTCAGGGGTCTTGTCAAACTCTTTATTTTCATAATACCACATGGTACTATATATCGAGGATATCCTCGTCGTCTTCTAGAGCGTCTTCTTCTACAGGTTCAAACTCACACGGCAGTCCGCACATAGGACAATGCCTAGGTTGTTCATATTCTTCATCAATAACTAGCACCTGTACTTCAGTATCACATGCGTTGCACTCTGCCCAATATTCAGTTTCCATTTTTGCTCCTTAGAATGTTATTTCACATGCGCCACCTTGGCATGCGATTGCTCCCATCGTATCTATATCAGTAAACTCTTTCTGATTTAACTGAGATACAAAATCAATTGGCTTGATGTTTTGTTGGATCTTTGTCCATTTATGTAAAAGGAAAACATCTTTCAAGCAATACTCTGCCTCTTTAGTATCACCCATAAAATAGTTATCAGCAAACTTATTGAAACGGCGGATCCACTCTTTATTGAGATCTGACATTTCACCACGATATTGCTCATCCATTTGTGCAATCATCGTAGCTTCCCATAAATCACGGAATCCTTGCTTACGAGTATCTACAATCAGACCTGAAGCAAAGAGTGCAGCTTTACCATAAGTTGCTACAATCTCCTCTTCCGTCTTGACTTCCGTGTTTGGTGCCTGTGCAAAGTCCTTATCACCAGAACCAGCCAAAAAGCTAATACCAGCGAAACTATGGCGGTTGTCGAATACATAGTCCTCTACCTCTGTCCACATGTGTGGCATAACTGTTACAGTATTTGATACATTATGACGAAGATCTGGATTTGCACAAAGCTCAGGATTTGTACCAGCCTCTACCCAGTTTTGTTGCACAAGCTTAACCTTTTCAAGTAGGTTTTTGCCATATAGGTCTTCACGGTATAGTGAACCCTCAGGTGACATAATTGGGAATGCCACACAGTAGTCTGTGTTGTTGCTGGACCATACTGATTCCTCTACCATATAAGGATTGGATTCAGCAATAAGTTGTGCAACTTCAGACTCTTTGTTCAACTGTATGTGGCGAAGATAACGAGGGCTGTGCTCAGCATGAATACCGCTAGAAGTTTGTAGTAATACTGAAGCATTTCCTGAGGGTTTAACACAGGTCGTTCTGGCAGCAGCATTAATTCCAAGAAGTTGGGCGACCTCTTTGTTGACAGCTCTAACAATGTCTGCGCCTTCTCGTTGAATATCTGCATCTAATAATACCTCCGGGTTATTCATCCATCCTGTTACAGAAACACCCAGAAGTGCTTCACGTTCAAAAATAGCCTTTGATGTTTCATCTAAATATTTAAAGGTTGTGTATCCAGCTTGTAGTGTACCCATAATAGCACCGGCTCGACATGCTTTAAAGAACTCTTCTTTTGTCGTGCACTTGCCACCATTGATCTCGGTTAGGTTACATCCCTGCCAACCTGTTTTGCCTTTGATTTGTGGATACATTCCAATCTCGACGCATGGATTAGTTGTAAAGTCTTTGTCCTCAACAAAGTAAAAGCCTGGTTCACCAAACTCTTTGATTGAAGCCATAATGTTTTTAAACTCTTCTTTTGTAATTTCATCTCGTACGATAACAGCAGAATTGTTTGAACGGCCACGTTGTGGATTGTCCATAAACCAATTGCCTGTTTTGGCGTTAATCATATCCTCGTCATTTGGACTAAACAGA